AGGTAGAGGTGCTAATTGGGAAGAAAGAGAAACATATATTCAATGGGATAAGGATGAGCATGAAAGGATATTAATTGCTAAAAGATTTAATGAAAGGTTTCCTTATCTACATGCTACTGTAGGTGGTCAAACAGGTCTTGACATTGCACCACATGGTAGAGATAAGAGTCAAATATTGAGAGATTTCTCTAAGGTTGATGAAATCCATTTCTTTGGTGATAAGATAGATGAAGGTGGTAATGACCACACCTTATCAATGGGAATTTTAGATAATATGATGGGAACAGTGTATAATGTAAAAGATTGGAGGGAAACCAGAACCATATTAGAGGGTTTCCAACACTGACGTTATTAAGTCTTTATGGTTAAATAGTAATGTACGCCACAAGGGTACACAATTTACACTCGCTTTTAAAGGAGAACCATGAACGCACTACAACGCTATCACGCTGCTAATCTTCCAGAATTGATGGAGAAGATTTCTAAGAACAGCATAGGATTAGACAATTATTTCGATAACTTTTTTAATTCTGATTTTCCACAATCCAACTATCCTCCATATAATTTGATACAATTAAATAATCATGAATCGAAACTCGAAATTGCACTTGCAGGGTTCAAGAAAGATGAACTCAAAGTCTATACAGAGTTTGGAAAATTATATGTCGAGGGCAAAAAAGAAGAATCAGAAGATCTTGGAGAATTTGTCCATAAAGGATTGGCTCAACGTTCCTTCCAACGTGTTTGGACGGTCACCGATGATACAAAGGTTGGATCGGTCAAGTTTGAAGATGGACTCCTATCTGTGGAGTTAAACAAGATAGTTCCAGAACATCATGCAAGAAAAGAATATTTGTGATATAATATTCTTATTGTTATGTTTATATAATGGATTATAAAACTTCTGGAGTTGACATTGAAGCTGGAAGATCTTTTGTAGATCAAATTAAAGACACCGTTAAATCCACTCATCGGCCTGAGGTCATGGGTGGATTTGGTGGTTTCAATGGTATGACTAAAATTCCTTCTGGGTATGAGAATCCTATATTGGTTTCAGGTACTGATGGTGTAGGAACTAAAACAC